CACCATCACCAACCTGCCGCATCGTGCGGCACCATGAGTTCCGATGATCCCCCCGTTATCGCTACGGGGGTACCTATTCCTTACGAATCTGACATCGTGTTCAGATTCGTCATCACTGAGGAGTGGTTGGAGTACCTTTCTACCCTCATCACGGACCGTAGTGTCCCTGTTGAGACGCTTCGTAGTATTGACGATATGTTTGAGTACAAACGTTTGCGTAAAATGATGTGCATCGAGCACAGACCACGCATGACCTCGCTCGCCGACCTCTACGATTTCGTCACGACCGCACGTGACGCACGCGGTTGTATCTGTTGCTTCATTGAAGCGCAAGCTGAATCAGCTTACGCCGACATGAAGGCTAGTCGTCTTCGCGGTGCTTGTCAGCTGTGGAATGATCTTCTTCTTGGCGAGGCGGTTATTGACCTCGAACGCGACGAGGTTACCTATAGTCACGACGGTAACCCGCATGATCTCGATCACTACATCGCGAAGCATATTGTGCCCACCGAGCGCTGCTGGCTGTTCACCGCCGCCTGCGGTATGGGCAAAAGCAAGTTCGCGCCAGGCATCATCGCCGAAAAACTAGGCAAACGGAAGATCATATTGCTCACCGAAAGGGTTAATTCAACAATTTCCACTCTCACCTGGTACCGCGATCACCCGCCTAAAGGCGTTGGGAGGATTTCTGGTCGTGCCGGGGGGAAAAATTTCGATTTCCGCCGCAAAGACGGATTGCCTCTACGCGCTTATACGACCGGTGCCTTCGTCCGAATGAAGAGTAGCGAATTAGCCCTTGACGACGACACTCTTGTATTCTTGGATGAATGTCATAATGTCACAGCTGAATCAGCTGTGGCGATGTCATTGGTCAAACCGGCTAACCTCGTCTGTATGTCAGCCACCCCTGCTAATCCTAACGCCCGAATCGACCTCCGCACTCCTAAACCGTCCACGATACATTTTTCCGACTACAGCAATGATAGGCGTTTCATTGATCACGTCAAAACGCTCTCGCGCGTCTCAGTCCTGATGATCATGCCAACAATGCGCGCTGTTTATCGTGAACTTGATATCATGCAGACCGCCTTCCAATCCGCGACGTTCGTCGTCTACTCGCGAAATGTCAAGTATCGTTTGATTGGGGATCGCAAGATTGACGTTAACTTGCAGCAACTTGAGACGCTTTCTCGCGGTAGTAACATCATCATCATATCGACTGACGTACTCCAAGAGAGTGTCACATTGCATTGTTCGACGATCTACGATTCTGGTATGCGTTTCCGACCAAATAACAACGTCAACATGAGAATCTCTGGCGGCACCCAGTCTTTACGTGGTTATCTGGGGGCGATTGAAGAACCTGTCCCTGCCCGCCCGTCGGAAATTGCACAAGTTTGCGGTCGTGGCGGTCGTACCGACTTATCCGCCAACGCTCATGTTTTCGTCTCTCTACCAGAACCTTGCTTATATTCACCGGAAGACGTCATTGTTTGCGATGGTGAATTACCGGCGCGTTATGTGAAATTTCGTAAGCATGTCCCCGTGCGTGTCGTCGATGAGTACCTGACCGGGTTGAAGAAACTGCTTGAGGATAAGGTCGTGCCGGACGGCAGATTCTTTGAACTCAGCGAGCACCACGATGACGTCAAGCGACGCAAGCGTAACATCTACTATTACGAGGATCATGTGTACCGTGATGCTGCCAAATTTTATTTCCCGCCTATTGCTGCTAATCACCCTCAGACAGCTGAATCAGCTGTCCCTGTCGTCGGTGTCCAGCAGCGACAGCAGCTCGCACCTGTAGCTGAATCAGCTGCTTGTGATGTCGTCACCTACCCAGCGCCACCAGTCATCACCGGTTGGAACGAATTCCACCTCATGCCGTTTTGCCCGTCTGTTATTGCGTTCCCCGGTCGAGTGCTCGCGGTTGTCGAAGATAATTTCACCTTACAAACAGCTGAATCAGCTGACCCTGCGATTGCCACAGGGCAAGAACAGCAGACCGAGCAAAATGTGGTGTTGTCGTTGCCTTATGTCGCACCGCTTGTTGTGTTGATCAACCCGCCCACCAGCCGACCTAGCAATCACCGTCGGCTTGTCAAGAAGGTAGTTAAGGAAGCGACGATTGAGTTCTTCAATCGTTTCGCGCCTCTGCCTGAGGTGAAGTTATGGTCTGGACCTGCTATCAAAACCGCGCATGAACTTTGCAAGAAGGTGGTTTTTCCTTCTCGCTGTCGATTAAAACGTAGCACCAGCGCACCTGATATTTCGCCACGGTCTGCGCCGCCGGTATTGCCGGTTCTGTCCAAACGGTCGAAGGAGGATTACGATACATCGAGCTGTCCACGCTGCCATAGGCGTTATTGTTGCGACCCTCACATATCCGCGCGTATCTCTGGCGCCACTTTCCGGCATCTTTGCGCAATTGGCACGCATGTTTACCCTCTACCGTTGGTTGACGAGCCCGACGCAGCTGAAGCAGCTGCACTCGCCCCGGTCATTGTGGCGCAACCGGTTGTTGTTAATCGCCTGCCTGTGGCGAGGCGACGTGTAGTGCAATTGGAACCGATTTGTGTGCGCGGTGGTGGTCGTTGTTGGGAGAAACTTGGTTGGCCTATGATCGCTGAAGTTGAATTCGACGATCCTGATCACGTATCTGTTGAACGCCTCTTGCCTGTGATGCACGATGAAGATTTGTCTTGGCTGCCTTTTATCATGCTTGAAAAACAGGAGGACGGCGATTGGCACTTCGGTTTCACGTTTTGGTGCAATAGTATTGTCGGACGAACTGAGTCCAAAATCAAGCAGATTAAAGATGCTTACCCTGGCATACTCACACTCGCCGAAGTGAAAGCTGAACTGATCAAAGGTGGTTTTACGCGCGAGGTTCTCACGTGCATAATTGGTTCCGATGATCGTGAGATTTACCAGGATCACGCCGTCGCCGAGGTCATTGTGCCTGGTGCTGAATGTGCCGCCTGGGATGCTTTAGACTCGGTTGTCCGTTTCATGGCTGATTATTATAACGGACTTCTCGGCAGCTTTGTCCCTTCTGTCCCGCCTGATTTGGGTGCACCGGTGATCACTCCTGGCCTGCCACCGGAGATTCCATTGCCGCATGTACCCCTTCCACCTGATACTGCTTCGCCCGTACTGCCTTTGCCGATTGACCCTGGTTTGATAGTCGGTCTACCAGATTCTTTACTGCACATACCAATCTCTGATGCGCTGTTGTTGTTGCTTCGTCCTTTCATTGACGCCGGTACAACTGTTTGCGCTGTCGCGGCTGATTTCATCGCTAATGGCGGCTTGTTCGCACCGTCACTCGTATCGTTCATGTTGCGTATTGCCGCCGTGCTATGTCAGAAGGCTGGTCGGCACAGTAACAGCCGGATCTACGATGACGTTCACATGCTACCACCTGTCTTCAGAATGACCAAAAGACCTCACATTGGCCCGCTGCACATCATCAATTACGAATTGCGACCACATCGCTCTCGCCTGACGGCAGTCCCGCCGGTGATCGCCGCCGCGCACAAGGATGCTGCAGGTCTCGATCCACATGAAACGCCCTTCAGCGCGCGATTGTTTCAAGAGCAGAATGCAATTTTGCAGGGTTTCGACGCGATGGTCCCAATCGATGTTCCGGCGCCGATTTCTCAGCGTTTCCTTGACTTGCAGGCCGTTTGCAACGAATTCCTCATGCGACCAGTGTCTGGCGGGCACTCTCACCCGATTCTCGCTGCAGCTCGCGACATGTTCTTCTCTATGATGTGCTCCCGGATATCTGAATCAGATGTCGTGCTTGGAGTTGGACTTAGTGTCACGCAGGCGAATATTATGCCACATCTTGCCCATAACGCCGCCCCGTTCCTCACTGGCCGTGACAAATATCGGCACACTGAGCTGTCCACGCCCGCGAGGCGGTTGATCGCGGACAATATTTCATGTCGAGCTAAAATACAGGATTGTTCGCACGTTGGTGCCAACACCCTAGTCGCCCCGTTCAGTTGCCATTCAGTGCACGTTGGCGATGTTATCCGGGTTTGCGCCGCTAAAAGGATACGTCGTGCCTACATCTTGCAGCATCTGCCTGCTGTGTTATTGGATGAGCGCGTTGATAATTACGTCGATCAGGATTGTGGTCTGCACTTTATTCGGCGTGGTAACATCATATCAACGACGCATATTGAAGGTGGATCTTGCGGCTACAATGACGATGCCACCGCTATGCTATCGTGGTGCGCACCATTGCCGTTACTGCCTAATCATCACGTACAGCTCGAATCTTTGCGCTCTTTTGGCACATTACACTTGCTAGAATTACGTGTCATAGAGGGAGCGCATGAGACACACCCGTCAAGTTGGTTGGTTGGACAAGATCAGTTCGTCGTACTACCGTTGCTCAGGCCCGATTTTACCGTCGATGAAGGTTCACGTTACTTCTCACTACCGGCTCGACGTTTCAACGCTCTAGTGTCTTTCGCGGCCACTTTGACCGAAGAGAAACTTTCGTTCGTACCGGTCGCCAATAAACTACGCGGTCAATGCGCCAAGATCACTATAGGCAAAGATGTCATAGAGAACCGTTTGGATCTAAGCAACGCCGAGTTCTTCTCTGTCGTCGGTCACGCGATTCTCGCCACTGTGATCAACTCGCGTGACTTCAAGATTGCCGGCAGCGCATTAGCGGGCGAGGTTGACCGCTTTTACAATCGCAATGGCAGTTATTTATCGCGTTCAAAGCAGTACTGGTATGATCTGTTAACGTTCCAATTGCATCGAAATCGGCGCGGCACGCGAGGTTCGCCAATTCTTGATTGGTGGTTCGGAAAGAATATCGATCGCGATGAGCTAGCTGTTCAATATGGGTCTCGTAATACGATCATGTTAATGTGCGGTACTGGTTACAACGCCATATATTCCGTCAAGTGTGAACCACCGGGGTTATTACCGCAGGCTACCAATTGTTACGTACCATTAGTGCCGGATCTAGACGACGACGATTTTGGGTTTGACACGCCCCGTGTCGGTTATAATAGTGGCCTTTTCGATTACGGCGACCTAGAGCCATTCATCAACACTTTCGATCCGAATGATGATGTGCCACCTGAATGGGCGCCGCGCGCTCTGTTCCATGATCGGCGTTTTTCTGGCATCATCGGCCGCGTGCCCGTCGACTTTGTTAGCAATCTCGTTTATCAACCAGACAACGTCAATGCAGTGATAGCTGAACCAGCTGTCGAGGCATTGATTGATGACGAGCTCTTGTTCTTACGCGGAGTTTATAACGCGGTTGATGGTGACGTACCGCAGGCCGTTGTCGAAGACCCCTTGCATGTCGTCGTGGGAGAACGATTGCTGGCTGACGTCGTCCCGCCGCAGCGTATACCGGCGCAACGTCGACCGGCCGTGCCTGGTTTGCCGCCAGATGACTTCGACGATCAACTGACTGAAGCCGATTCGATTGACTCTATCGTCGAACGTGTGCCCGCCAATTTTATTGTCTTGGATGATGCTGTCGCGCTCGAAAACGATGATGATGGTGATGTCCACGTTTTCTTACCCGCTGATCGTAACGTCATGCCACGGGCACCCGGTGCTGAACCGCACGCGATCCATATACCAATCGATGCTGATGTCTTCTGTGATGCGCCTTTCGAACCTGCCGGTGAGATGTATCCGATGCCTGATAGGCGTTCCCGTTGTGCACGCAATTTCTATCGCGCTTATCCGACGGTGGAGTCGCTTGACGGTATCGTTGAGCCATTCAATATTAGTGCTCCAGATCGTGGTCTTGTGCAGTTATTACGGCGAATTGCGATCGACCGCCCCATGCGCTATTATGATGTCGTCGTCAACGGTGCGTTAGCTCGCTCACTTTACGGTCCGCAACCGTTGGCTGAAGAGCAGCTAGCAATGTGGCATCTCGCTGTCGATTTCGCCAACCATGTACCACTTGGCGCGGTTGTGACTTGTCCGTCGGTTTATCTTGACGGTTCTCCTGGCGCCGCGAAAAGCACTGTCGTACGTTTGCTCGCTGCCGAGGATCAGCTCGATTGCCTCGTTATCACGCCTACAAGGGCTCTGCGCGATGATTGGCGTCGTCAAGTTACTGCTGCCGGGATTAATGCCAGCGTCAACACCTTTTTCCAAAAACCCCGCAATCGTTTTGACCTGCTCGTAGTCGATGAAGTGCTGAAGTTTTCGCTCAACCATCTTATTGCCTGGCTTAGTTATGCACGCCGGCAGAATGCACGTGTAATACTCGTCGGCGATTCGATGCAGACTAACGGCGGGCGTGCGCAAAGTATACAGCCGGATAACCCGATTCTCGCCGAACGCGTGCTGTTCTGCGGCGTTTCCAACACCATGCCACAAGACGCCACCACTATCGTACGACACCTTCACCCGAATCGCGCGCGGTTGATACAGACGCGTTCCAACATCCAGCGTTCACTTTTCACCAGTTTGCCGGGTAATAACGGGCGGAATTTCGATCTCATTATGCGTCCGCGCACGACTGATCGAGTGGTTAACGGGACTGCCAGTTTGAGTATCTCGCAGGCACAAGGGCGCCGCGCTGTCAATTGTCGATTGCACATGGATTATCAACCGCGTGTGGTCGCTTGGTTAAACGCAAATGTTGGCGTTAAGACGGTCGCTTTCAGTCGGCACTCGCATGCCATGTTCATTGACTGCTTACCACAAATTCTCGATGAACTAGTCGGGGTGCACGAATTGGTCGCCATTCCAAATGGCATTAGCGGGGTTGAGCGTCCACGTATTGCTGGTGCTTTAGATCGTCTGCCTGTCTTTGTCGAAGCGCAGGAGGAGCGACACGATTCCATCCTTAATTCGGCGTCAGTTGGCATCGATGACGCGTTCGTATCTGGGGAGATTTTGTCCGCTGCGAATTCTTCGCTTGAATTCTCCGCTTTTGAACCGCCGGTGATCGTCAATGCGCCTACTGATGACGAGTTGCAAGGTTTCATCTACTCAATCACAAATTTCGACTTGCCAGCTGATTCAGCTGACTTGCTCGATTTCAATCTAGGTGATGCCGAAGGGCTGAAGCGTATCGGCGAACCCGGATTGCTCGTAAAGAATGCCGTGATGCGCGGGAAATTCGAGGAAAGCCACAAATTATGCGACATCCAGTTATCATCTTGCGCTTGGACTGATATACGTAACGTGCATGAGCGGCAGTTTTCTAACAGGCAGCGTTGGCGTCCATACAAAAATTGCTTTGGAGATGCAGAACGCTTGTTTAATAGATTCAAAGATGTTTATTTAGCTGAATCAGCTGATGTTTACATCTTCGAAGGTTCTGACTCTATCGCTCAATGGTTTAGAACTCGCTCGCAATCATTTCTCTCCTTGCTCGATGGTCCGGCGTTGGGCGAAAACGCTTCCACGTTCGAACGCAGGTGCTTTGCCAAAACGCAATCCAAATGCAAGGCTGGTACGCCTGGTTTTGCCGCCACACTACCATACGGGCAAGGTGTCACAACGAATTCAGCGAGTTATTCTGTCTACTTCGCTGATGCGGCCAAGAAGATTTACGCCAACCTCCCGGATTTACTGCGTCCTGGCGTTTACGCAGATTTTGGTTACTCGGATGAGGAATTAGCAGCCGTGCTTTATCGGGATGGGGCTACTGACGCCTTCGCTGAGTTTAATGTCCAATTCGATATTAGTCGTCAGGATCAGGCCCATGACCCGGTATTGTTGTTAGTCTTCAGCTACGTCGCCAGTCTTTGTGGTGTTGATGACGAGGTGATGGCGCTTTATCTTAAAAGCTGTGAGGAGATGCAGGTGCGGTCAGCCGCTGGCTCTTATGAAGGCGTCATGTCGTACAATTTAGCTAGTGGTGATCCATTTACTTTGATACGTAACATCATTCACATGTTAACGGTCATCGCCGCCAGTTACGCGGGCGTTGAACATGCTTTCGTCTTGCAGAAAGGCGACGACATGATCACCAATGCCAAGTGTGATGTTGAATACCCCCTCGCGCGTCTTGCCTCTATTGGTCGTGTGGTTGTCAAGATCGAACGCGATCAAGCGCCATATCATGCCGGCCGTTTCTTCTTCGGAGATCGATTTCTCGTGGATCCGGTCCGCGCGGTATTCAAGCACTTCGCCAGGATATATGACCCACTGGTTAGCGCCACGGAACTTTTTGACTCTTTCGTATCTCGTGCTCGAAAACCTACTGCAGCCGGTTTCGAATATCTTCAGATCGCAGTGGCGCGTTTTTACCCCTCTTTCGATGCCGAACAGATCGATGTCATCTTGCGCACGTTCGTCTCGCTGTACGATCCAGCTTTCTTCTACTCCTCGCTGGTATCACCGCAACGTCGTCCACAACCGTTGAACCCACGCTCCGACTGTGCTTATATCATTGCTCGCCGTTTGCTCCCGTGGCTGCCAGCTGCCCATTTGAAAGAGTTGCGTGCTATGGATGTGAACAACGTCGCCGCATTTTTCAGACTTCATGGTATTGCGTGCACCGTCGTTGATCGTGATTTGATGCACGATCCTTCGTTACGCGGGTTGTTGATTTCGCCCACGCATGTCCGCTATATGCCGCCCGCCTATGACCTTAACGAGGCAACTCTATCATCATGGCTCAAAACGACGGGAACGCAAACATCGCTTCAGCTGCATCAGCTGTTACCGGTGACGGAGTCAGCGGTCCGCCGTCTGTCCTATCATATCAACCGATTATCGGAGCGCCTGTCAACGCCAACACCCGCGACAACGAGTATCCGGCAAGCCTTCCTGTCGTCATCAACAACAACGAAGCCGGCGTTAACTTCCAAATCGATTTCACGACCCACCCGCTCATCCAAGCGTTGTACCCGTTCCACGCGTATGTCGCCGTCGATGACATCTATCTTACCGGCGTTTCATTCCGCGGTGGACATTACTCAAAATTCCACATCAATGCTCACCGCACGCGTGTCGCCACTAGTCCACTCCAATTCGGGCTCATTGTCGCTGTCAAAACGCTTGTCGCCAACTCCGTCACGAACATACCGATCTGTGAACGAGTCGGCTTCCCGACGGGAGTCGAAATCGATCTTAACGCGCACAGCATGCGCTTCGGACACCCGCGCTTCCAAATGCGCAGCTTCAACGTCGCCGGTAATGGACAGCCTATCTTTTCCGGGCAACTCATTTTCCGAATCATTTTCAAGGGTCGCGGCCCTGGATACGGTGCGATGGGGCAGGAGCTCCCTCAGATCGGTGGTGCAGTCGCAGGTGTCGAAGACACTGACGAAGACGAATAAGTTGTTACCTAAATCTGACGTTAAGGACGCTTTCTTTTCTCAACCGATGAGATTATTTTAGCTGAATCAGCTAGTCTTATCTCATTTTCTTTTTCTCCTTTCTTTTCCTTTTTCCCTCTTAGCTGAATCAGCTAAATCTATTCTCTTTTCTCTTATTTCTTTTCACTTTCAGCTGTTATGCTGTTTTTCTGTCTCTGGTCTATCGTTTTTGCCAGTTACGAGTACTTGTACGGGTGCCGCCGCAGCGGCAACTGGCTATTTTGTTCGCCG